CCGGCCCTCCTTTGTCCGTCGGTTTGACGGAGTTGGAGCTGCGTGATTCGCTAGCTCTCTCGCCCCGGGTGTCCTAACCTTACGCTCGCACCTGCTAGAGCGCGGACTCTGGACACCACTCATATCCTATCCATGGTGGATCGGACTGAGAATCCTTCACTTCTTTGGCACTTGCAGAAGTCTTGCAATGGTCTGCCAAGGCAAACCTGTGCGCGGAGTCGCGTCTAGCTCTCACCATCTCCTTATCAGAGAGGTTTGAGCTGTATGCAACGTAAGACCTATCCTCGATCCGCCTTTCGGCGGGGACGGAATTCGGTCCCCATTCGCACAGCTTCCGGTAGTACGCTTCGTGGTCGGACTCAATGCAGAGGTCCTCAGCTAAAGGACGTGCAACGAGTACCCTAACCTCAAACCGCTGATGACCGTTGCTTTGATAGGCGTTCAGCTTATCGTAGCGACTTTCATACAGAGGTCGGGGCCATGGGCAAGACCAAGGAGCATCTTTGCTGTAACGTCGTTTCAAGCCGATGTGTCGGCAGGTCGGCGCATCACCGTCTTCTCGGATCCAACCGAGAATGGGCGATTTTGGTGTTACGTACGGGAAATGATAACCCTGCACGCACTTAACCTTAAACAGCTCAGATCGTAAGAGCGCAGCGGTACGGCGAAATCCTTTACGGAAAAGCCTCGCCTCCGTGGAAAGGAGACTAAGCACTACGTTCCTAGGTGAATGATGGCTCGGGATGTACTTAAAGTACTCCGGGGTAATTTCAACGCCTTTGTAGGCATGCATCCCACATGACTCGCGAAACCACGATTGCGAATAGCTCTTCTCGGTATTAAACTTCATACCAAAGAATGGCAAATAAGCATAAATGGCATCCACGCATTCGGATCTGACTATGATGTCATCGCCGTATACGTAGATCTCGCGAGTTGAACTTCGTGGGAGCTGGCTAAGAGTAAGAATGGCCCTGATCAGAACAAAATGAACAAGCGCCATAATCGGGAAACACGTTGCGGAGCCCATAGGGGCGAACTTCTCACAAGGTAAATCAGTGGGAAATTCGATCATCCCCTCGGGCAGGCTAATGGTACGCGTAGATGTTGCCATCAGCGCGTCCAACATGTCAGGACAATCGTGGAAAAGATATCTCACGAGAGTACGTGACACCCTGTCTGAAGCCGCCGACATGTCCAGGGTAGCAAACCCCTTCGTGTTGGATGCTTCCAACGCCAGCCTGCGGTTGACAGACTGCTCGGTAAAATTCACAAACCCCTTTGTTAGCGGGTGTGATTCCAAGCGGTCGTACAGAGCACGTTTAAGTGCCTGCTGCAGGTGTTGTGTTTCCAATTCCTCTATGCATATTCCCCTCGGTTTTCCATAAGTCTTTGGAACAAA